AGTTGATGTATTTAAGCTGGAAACAGAAGATAAACAAAATGCAAGAGGTATGTTTAGTAAAGATTGGACAGCAAGAATTATAGGCATAGCCACTATTGGTGGTTTTTTGGGTTACATATTCTTGGTGACACTACAACCACCAGAGCAAAACTCTGAGGCTTTGATAAATCTTGTATTAGGATATTTAGGAGGATTAGCGAGTGCTATTATTTCGTTCTATTTTGGAGCGTCTCACTCAGGCGACAAAGGAGAATAATATGGAAATTTCACAAGAAGGTGTGAGTTTAATAAAAAAATTTGAAGGCTGTGAATTAGAGGCTTACAAATGCAGTGCTGGGGTATGGACTATAGGCTACGGCAGAACTAAAAATGTAGAAGAAGGTGATACTTGCACACAAGAACAAGCAGACCAATGGTTGCATGAAGAGTTGCCAGTGTACGGGGCATACGTAAGTGACGCTGTATTAGTACCACTTAATCAGAATGAGTTTGATGCCTTAGTTGCATGGACTTATAACTTAGGCCCTACAAACCTTAATGATAGCACTATGCTTAAAGTGTTAAATGACAACAAGAAAGAAGAAGTCCCACATCAAATGCGTAGATGGAACAAAGCAAACGGTAAAG